ACTGTGACATTCTCATTCGTAGTAGTTGGAACACCGACCGAATCATTCACCTAAGATTTAGGAGATCAGGAGCATGAAATTAGGACTGACAGTGACTTACAATTCAGGCGAGACAGTATCGGCAACGGTATTGCCGCCTGAATGGGTCAAGTGGGAGACAAAGACTGGGCGCAAGATTACAGACATCAAGGGAGACGATCTTCTTGGTATGTCTGACCTTGCATTCTTGGCTTATGCAGCTTTAAAGCGCGAGGCAGCGGGCAATCCGTTCAAGCCTTTCGATGTATGGCTGGAGACTGTGGCAGAGATTGATCCCAATCAATTAAGCCCAAAAGCCACGCCAGTGGCTCAGTCGGACGGCTAGTAGTAGAACTAGCAATCGCCACTGGTATTCCGATGTCCGAATGGTCATCGGCTGAAGACATATTGACAGCTGTTGAGATATTGGAGAAGCGCAATGGCAAAAGATGAGGCAATCAGCTATGACAAAAAAGAGCTGCGCGCCATTCTTCAATCTTTCAAAGCAATGGACGAGCAAGCTGTTAAAGAAGCCAAAGAGAAGTCAAGCGCATTAGCCGATTTCTTGCGTGGCAAAATAGTCTCAGCTGCATCAAGTGGAATTGCTAGCCGCGTTGCTCAAGGTGCGAGAGTTAGCAAGTCATCGAAAGTCGGTGAATTGTCATTCGGCTTTGCAGCTCAGAGATTCTCAGGCGGTGGAACTACGCAGATGCTTTGGGGCGGGTCTGAATTTGGATCAAAAAAATTTCGTCAATTCCCAAACTGGAATCCACAGGGTTGGTTTATTTATCCCACGCTTAGAGCTAATCAGAATGAACTCGTGCAAAAATGGGAAGCTGGATTCGCCGAGATTGTTAAGAGGTATAACTGATGGCAGGCTCACGCACATTAAAGCTTTCGATTCTTGCTGATGTAGATGATTTACGGTCAAAATTAAGCACAGCATCAAACGAGACCGAAGGCTTTGGAAGTAAGGTTGCAGACTTTAGCAAAAAGGCTGGTATAGCGTTCGCAGCTGCTACCGCTGCCGCCGCTGCCTATGCGGCCAAGTTGCTAGTCGATGGCGTTAAATCAGCAATTGAAGATGAAGCTGCCCAGGCAAAATTGGCTGGAACTTTGGAGCGCGTTGCAGGTGCATCAAAAGCAACTGTCAAAGCTGTTGAAGATTACATAACAAAGAGCGCTCTAGCAACAGGCGTTGCAGATGATAAATTGCGACCAGCATTTGACAGATTAGTTAGATCAACAGGCGATGTCGATAAGGCGCAACAGGGATTGAATTTAGCGCTAGATATAAGCGCAGCCACGGGCAAGTCACTTGAAACTGTCACAGCGGCAGTCGGCAAAGCTTTAGATGGCAATGCGACATCACTTGCCAAAGTTGCAGGCGGCTTTGAGGCTTCAGAATTAAAAGGCAAGTCACTTGCAGATTTATTGCCCACATTGACAGAGCGCTTTGGCGGTGCAGCTCAAGAGCAAGCCGAGACATTCGCAGGCAAGATGGCGCGCTTAAGTGTTGCATTTGATGAAGCCAAAGAGACCGCTGGTTCATTCATTCTTGATGGAATCACGCCAATCATCACAGCCTTTGTCGATAAAGGCATTCCAGCAATTCAACAATTCGCTGAAGAAATTGGACCAAAATTAAAGCCGATTATCGATGCAGTGGTTCAAATTGTCAGAGATGTGCTGTTGCCTGCATTCAAAGATTGGTGGGGCTATATTAGCGGCACAGTAATACCAGCAATCGGATCAGTGCTGAAACCTGCATTTGAAGGCATTAAAAACGCTTTTGACACAATTAAGAAGGCAGTCGATGACAATAAAGAAGGATTTGATAAGTTAAAGCCAGTGCTTAAAGCCGTTGCAGAATTTATTAGAGACAAAGTTGCGCCAGTTTTAGGCGGGGCTTTCAAAATAGCGCTTCAGGCTATTGGCAAAATTGTAGGCGGTTTAGTAGATGGCTTTGGTTCATTGGCTGGATTCATTGGCGATGCTTACAATGCACTGCTTAAATTTGTAAATTTGATAAAAAATAATCCAGTGGTTAAGGGCATCAGTAGTGTTGTCAGTGGAATCTTTGGAGGCGGCAAAGCTGAGGGCGGTGCAGTAAAGGCTGGCACATCTTATGTCGTAGGTGAACGCGGCGCTGAAATGTTCGTGCCAAAGACCGATGGCGTAATAATTCCCAATAACAAAATGGGCGGCGGTGGAACAGTAAATAATTTCAACATTAATGTGAGTGGCGCGCTAGATCAAGAAGGCGTGGCAAGGCAGATAGTAGATATTCTGAATAATAGCTTTTATCGAGGCACAATCGGGGCTCAAGGTTTAGTGACTTCATGACCGCTTACACACCAGAATGGAAGGTGTTAATCAATGGGGTTGAATTCCAGAATATAACACTGGCGAATCTGACAATCACATCAGGTCGGACAAATATCTATGAGCAAGCTGTTGCAGGTTATTGCAATCTAAGCCTGGTCAAGCTTGACAATAGCGTGACGATTTTAGACATTAACGATGGCGTGACTGTCGAGCTGCGAGATACTTCAGGCACATATATCCCAATCTTTGGCGGCACGATTGCAGAGTATTCAACTGAGTTAAGTTCAGTAGGCACAGTATTTGCAGTAGAGACAATCAATATCTTGGCACTTGGGGCGCTCTCTCGCTTGCCTAGAGCATTGACTGAAGGTGTCTTAGCCAAAGACTTTGATGGAGATCAGATATACACGATCCTGGAGCAGATTTTATTCGGGCGCTGGAATCAAGTGCCAGCGGCTTTGACCTGGGCAACCTATACGCCGACCGAGACCTGGGCTGAGGCTCTCAATACTGGGCTGGGCGAGATAGACAGACCAGGCGATTATGAACTGACAGCTAGAAGCGCCTCGACTACTGATGCTTATTCGCTAGTAGCAGCCCTAGCGACATCGGGGCTTGGTTATATTTATGAAGATGCCCAGGGTCGAATTGGCTACGCCGATTCAACGCATCGCAGCCAATATCTAGCAGCCAATGGTTATATTGATTTATCTGCTAATACTGATGCCCTTGCGAGGGGCTTAAAGACCGCTGTGCGCGGCGGCGATGTTCGCAATTCAATCACTATTCAATACAAAAACAGCCAGCAACAAAGCGCGGAAGATGCTGATTCTATTATGGCTTATGGCAAGCTGGCACAAAATATCAGCACTACGCTAGAGAATGGCGCTGATGCCACTAGCCAAGCCCAGTTCTATTTAGAGCTGCGAGCATTCCCACAGGCTATCTTTGACAGTATCAGCTTCAATCTTGCCAATGACTTGATGGGCAATGCCGACCGTGATGATCTCATCAATGTGTTTATGGGAATGCCAGTCAATATCACTGGTCTGCCAAGTAATATGGGCTTAAACTTCCAGGGCTTTGTCGAGGGCTGGACTTGGACAGCTGGGGTCAAGTCGGTGACATTAAAACTTAATGTCACACCAGTGGCATATTCGCTGCAAGCATTCAGGTGGAATTCTGTGCCTGTCGGCGAGTCTTGGAACACTCTTTCACCTACACTTACCTGGCTAGAAGCCACTGTGGTGGCATAAAGGAGAAGGCATGGCAACGACGACACCTAACTTTGGCTGGTCTGTTCCCACATCGACAGATTTAGTTAAAGACGGCGCGACTGCAATTGAGACACTAGGCGATTCAATTGATGCTTCATTGGTTGATCTTAAAGGTGGAACATCAGGTCAGATACTTGCAAAGAATTCTAATACTGATATGGACTTTGTGTGGATCGCTAATGATCAAGGCGACATCACAGCTGTCACAGCTGGAACAGGAATCAGCGGCGGTGGATCATCAGGCGCGGTGACAATCACAAATTCAATGGCGACCGAGATAGATGCCAAAGGCGACCTTGTTGTCGGCACTGGCGCAGATACCTTTGCCCGCCTAGCGGTCGGCACAAACGATTATGTTCTTACCGCCGCAAGCGGTGAAACAACAGGATTGAAGTGGGCTGCGCCTGCTGCTGGTGGCGGTGTTGATTTACTTAGCACAACTACTTTAAGTAGTAGCAGCACCACAATAAATATAGTAACAACCTACAAAAATTTGATTATTGTTGGAGATAGCATTTACGGAAGCGCAGAAAATACAAGCGGCGGCATATATGCAAGATTTAATAGTGATACTGGAAATAACTATAATAACACTTTATTTCGTTTTATTACTACTGCTGGCGGTGGAACAGACGGTGTGATTTCTAGTTTCAATGTAACTGAAAGATTATCTTCTACGAACACCATTGGAAGATGGAGCACTTTTCTCTTAACAATTCCAAACTATACAGAGACATCAACAGTTCCTTTCTTCATACAAAGTAAGGGCGCGACAAACTCTGGAACTGCAACTTTGATTGCAACTGGGCAATATGATGGCACTGCTGCCATATCATCAATAACGCTTGCTGGCGCTGGCGGAGAAACTTTATACGGAACCGTTAAAATATATGGAGCGAAATAATGAGACCAAGCGTTAAAATAGTTGAAATCGATGGAACTGAAATTGAACGAGAAATGAACGATGCTGAATACGAAGTATTCTTAAAAGATATGGAATTATTTAATCAGCGCAAATTAGCAGCAGAGCAGCAGGAAGCGGCAAAGGCTGCGTTATTTGATCGCCTTGGCATAACTGCCGAAGAAGCCAAGCTGCTACTGAGTTAGAACAATCTATAACGATTATGAGCATATATCCTGACACCACAGCGCAAAGACTTTGCGAGATTGCATTAGCTGAAATCGGCTACATTGAAACGCCTGACAATATAACAAAATATGGCGAGCACACAAAGGCTAATGG